CTGCTTTTCCATAACCATTACCCGGTAGGTCTTCAAATTCGGCATCTAAAATAGTAGGTTCATCTTTTTCCCATCTATTTCTCTTTTGTTTTTTATCCTTTTTTGGTTCTTTTTCAGTTTTCTTTTTTCTCTTACGTTCTGAACCTTCAACTCCATCATTATCTGATCTATTTCTCCGTTCTTTTTGATTACGTAAAAATTTAATATATTCTAAATGATCCAGAATACCATTTCTTTTTTGTTGGGCATCTTCTTCCTTAGAAGCTTTTCTTTTTTCTAATAAATATTTTATACCTAAACCTATAATTGGATTTCTAGTAGTTAATGCCGCAGTGATACTAATAGCGTCAATACCATTACGTTTCATGAAATCACCAACACGAAACGCCATACGTTTGCGAATTTGAATTTCTTCGTTTAACTTAGAAACTAATAATTCATATTGCTTATAAACACCCTCACCTTGTTTAGAATTTCCTAAAGTATCTAAAGCCATGCCTTTAAGAGATTCTAATCTTATTTTATTATTTCTCAATTGAGAAACTGAGGCTTCTTTTATATTTCTGGAAATATCATCTAAGCGTTGTCCTAAGAAATCGGCTGCCTTATTAGCTCCAGTTTCACCTTCCACTTTGGACATATCTCTAATGGCCCGCATTTTCTCCTGCAAAACATAGACAGACTTATCTAATCCTGAAAGAGCTTTTTTAATGCGTTCTGTTAAGATATTGATATTCTTATCAATATTTTTTGGATCGGTGAAATTATCTGGCATTTAATTATTTTCCTGATGATTCTGATTGCCCTATTTTCTTTCCACTTACGAACGTGGTTAATGCTGTGCCAAAATTCTGCCATACCTTTTCATTATTAATTACAATACCAAATGCGGTCAAAGAAAAAAACATTAATATAATTGCACCTGATAAAGAAAAAGTATCTATTGCTTTATAGAACCAATTAGGACAATTAGGTACCTGAGTTAGCGTTACATTATCGGACATGTTGTTTTTCCTGTCTTTCGTTTTCTTCCTTAACAAATTTCGCAACCAATTCAACATAAATTTTACGTTGCCACGGTAACATATTTTCTAATTCAGATAATGAATAATGGTAATGTAGCATTAAGGCATGGTTAGTGAGCATCATATTACCAAGAGACTCATGCCTGAGTCCTACGCTAAAAAACTTTTTGTTCCTTCTACTATAACATCTGCTTCGTGCTTGCACTTAGGACATTTGAAATGAATATTATGTCTTAGAACTGGTAAAGTATCAAAAAATTTCATAACCTTTTCAAATTGAAGTTGAGAAAGATTTTCTAAAAATTCCTTCAATTGTTCTTTTTCTAAATATTCCTTTTCATATGTTTTACCATTTTTACCATCATAGATCATATCAATACATTCTATAATAACTTCTATTGAGGCACTAAAATCATCTTTTTCCGCAGGTATCTTTGATAACTTCTGCAATGTATCAAAAGTGGGATATTTTAATACAATACCAATTGAATCCTGTAATTCTATTTTAGGATTATTTTCTGGATTTTTCTTTACTTCTATTTGATCCAAATTAATAGCTATATTAACAATGGTGCCACATATTGTTTTCATTACACCTTCCTTATCTGGTTTCCATTCAGACTCAGGTAATTGTTTTTGGCATTCAAATGGCAGAGCAATAATTTCTTCCACAGATTTACTTCTAATTTTTAACCAAATATAATCTAAATCAAATACAGCCAATTTAGTTACATCCAGTTTCTTTCCTTTAATATCAGGTAAAAGACAATTATCTAATACTTGATGTAATGCTCTAATTTGGGCATCATCGTCATCATCTATGGCAATCAAAAGTAATTCTTCTTCTTTTACCGTAAATGGTCGAAAAAGTATTTTCTCTCCAGTTGACGGTAATGTTAATTCATATTTTGGTAATGTAAGTTTTGGTAGTTCCATAATCTTCTTTATTGAGGTGTAATCGTTGTATTAAATCCTGTTGGTGTTCCTAATGTTGGTGTAATTGATGTTGGTGTATTTGAATTAATTTTAAAATTAACCCATTTACGATAAGTGAATGTAATCGGTAATACATGATAACTATTCTGTTCACTATATGCTAATTTCATTTGTCCTATCGTGATCGGCCACGCCTGGTACAATCGACAGGCATAATTAAATCGTGAATTATCCATAGTATCAAATTCATCTAATTGGTAAATATCAATTGTTGTTCCGTATTCATTTACATAATTAAAGTCTGATGTTTCTGGATCTTGTATTGTATATGACCACGCATCAAAAAAATCACGTTCTGCCATATCGCGTCCTACAATAAATGTCAATGTAATATTAGCATAAACATCCACAAATGGCATTTGAAAGAAAGAACCATATGTTCTGATATCACTAGCATTAAAACTCTTACCTGGTAATTCAGCCTCTTGACACATAAATGTCAGTCTATTTGGCATATTCAACGATGCTAGTCCCATATCAAAAAAGTAATCAGGAACTACTCCTAAAGATTGTTCACTTACTTGGTTTTGTTGAGCCAATTGATTTGCTACACTGAGATTAGTTTGTGAATTAAAATCTACAGCCCTAACAATCCTAGGAGGATCAATGTAAACAGCATATCTGTTAGGACGTGCAATTCCACCAGATTTGGTGATTTGAGAAATGAAATCTTGAATGGCCATTTTAATTTTTATGTGGTAACCCGTTTTGGTTGACTACTTTGGTTGATGTTGAAGTTGTAGGAGTTCCTTTTGGTAAACCATTATTTGAAGGTCCTTTTTGAGTACCTGCTATAATAGCTTCAGAATCTCGCCATACGAACGTCTTAGACTTCTTAGAGAAATTTTCTACTGGTAAAAATAATGCAGTTTCCCAATCCGGAGCATCTATTTTAATTACTCGGCTCATTATATGGTTAGGTAAATATTTATGAAAGCATGGTTTGAATGCTCTAAATCTTGCCAAACTTTTAAGCATCTTATATGCTAAAATTAATTTGGTTTTTGGATTAGTTAATTTATTATTTGCTAGTGTGGCTAATTCATTAAATAATAAAAGTCTTTGTCGATAATTCAAATAGTGAAAGTTAATTCCCATCCAAGTTCCATCAACACTAGGACCTATAAAGAACACTAATGGAAATTTGTCATAGTAAGGTAATTTCTTTTTCCATTTTGGATCATAAACAAATAAGTACATGGAACCGGGAATGTAATTAGATCTAGATCTAGAGGAATCTTTAAGCATTTCATTACGTAATCCCGATCCTCTAGAAAAATGGGGGTCATCTCCGTAACCACTTAATTTACGTATTTGATTTCTATACCAATTTATAGATTCCTCAACGGATTTTGCTACCGGTTGAGACTTTAATTTGGCTCTTACTTTATCTAAAATATTAGGCACAAATATATTTAGTTAGAGACATTCCCGCTCGGTCATGATTTTAAATTCATAACCAGTTTTTTGGCACCATTGTTCCGCAAAATACCATTTAGCTTTATTAACAGCGTATGTAGCTAAAGCATTTTTATAACCTTTTGTTTTCCTTCCACTCTTAGATAGTTTAGGAGGTTCACATTGAGAACTAGGTTTAATTTCTATTAAATATTTCTTTTCTGATCCATCATTAGTCTTAGCTCGGATTAAAAAATCAGGTACATAATTGTGAGGCTTATTATCAATGGGAGACATATATGGAATTTTAATCCCTTTATTTCCTGTTGGGGCACACCATTTTATAACACTAGGATTCATATCAAAAACTTTCATACAATTTCGTTCCCAAAGTGATAAATATTTTATCTTACCATTTACAGTATTCCCCACATATTTTTCAGGTTTCAATAAGGTATACAAGCCGGAATAAGCCATACTAAATACTATTTAGAACAATATGCCAATGGTATTTCCACAAAACGAAGATCTTACTTCTCCCCAAACTTTTTCTAACCCTTTACAGGTTTTAGAACAAAATGGATATAATGTTGCTAGTTTCGTCTATCCTATAGATTTAACTACGGACCCAGGTGAAAACCATATGATTATTTTCTATATCAATGAAAATAAGCATACACAATATACAACTAATCCTTCACCTAGTAATCCAATTTCAACTGGTTTTGTAGGACCGGTACAACCTAATAATTTAGGTGTGGTTCCTGTAAATGCTGCCACGGCAACAAATGCTACTGCCTTTAGCGGAACAAACTCAAATGGTAATGTAACCAATTTTACAGGACAACAAACTAATAGAGTAAGTACTGTTATTGCCATGTATGTTCCGCCAAATGTGCAAACAACTTACCAAACATCATGGGATGTACAAGAATTCGGCGCCTTTGGTGGAGTAGTCAAAGCTTTAACAGGTCAAGACACTAGTATATCACGCGCATTAAAAGAAATGGGTATTGGTATTGCTTCCAGTTTAGCGGCCGATGCGAAAGATTTCGCACAAACTTTTGGTGGAGTTGATGTTGATGTTGAATCTGCGGTATCATTTGGTGCCCGGGCACTTAGAAATCCCCATATGGAAATGTTATTCCGTGGTATAGGATTTAGAGAATTTCAATTTGATTTTAAATTTACTCCTAGATCTCAACAGGAAGCAATGAATGTTAGTAATATCATTAAAGCTTTCAAATTCTATTCCGCTCCAGAAGTAAAACATGGTACTGATGACGCAAGATATTATCTTTATCCGGCAGAATTTGATATTGAATTTTGGAGTGCTGGTCAAGTAAATACCTTCATTAATAAAATTTCTACTTGTGCCTGTACTAATGTGACAGTTACTTACACTGGAAGTGGTGGTTGGAGTTCTTTTAGGCCGGGTGCTATTATTGGAATGGGTGTAGAAACTAATATGTCTTTACAATTCAAGGAATTGGAAATCATAACCCGAGCCAGAATTTTATCTGGCTTCTAAAATTAAGTTTATGAATTACATTTATAAAATAACTCAAATCGAAAATAACCATTGTTATATTGGTTTCACAAATAATTTTAATAGAAGGAAAAAGGAACATATAAATGCCGCTAGAGTTGGTGTTAAAGATAATGTTTTATATCGAGCCATAAGAAAATATGGCCTAGAAAAATTTTCTTGGGAAATTATATATCAATCTTTAGATCATGAATACACTAAAAATTTTATTGAGCCTTATTTAATTAAATATTACCAAAGTAATGATGGTTCTCATGGTTATAATTCTACATGCGGTGGTGATGGTGTTTCTTCTGAATCTTGGACTCCTGAAATGAAACAAAAAGTTTCAGAAGGACTTAAAAAACGATTTAGAGAACATCCAGAATCACATGGAATGAAAGGTAAAAAACATTCTAAAAAATCATTACAAATGATGTCGGAAACTCATTTGAATATGTCTCAAGAAACTAAAGATAAAATAGGATTAGCATCACATATTATGTGGGAAAAACCTGAATCGCGTAAAAAAGCTTTGGAACATATACAAAACCCATCGGAAGAAACTAAAAAGAAAATGTCATTAGCCCAAAAAGGTAAACCCTCTTGGAATAAAGGAAAAACTTGGTCTCTTGAAACTATAGAAAAAATGCGGTTAGCTAAATTAGGTAAACATGTTTCTCAAGAAACCAAAAAGAAAATGAGTTTAAGTGGTGGAATAAAATTAGCAAAAGATTTTATTTTTATGGATCCAAATGGTAATAAAATAGAAATTCATAACCTTTCAAAATTCTCCAGAGAACATGGGTTAAATCAAGGATTAATGAATTCAGTGTACCTCGGCAAAAGAAATCATCATAAAGGATATAGAAAATATATTGAGGTAACTGAATAAATGACTCAATACTTTAATAAATTCCAAAAAATCTATTACGATATAGATGGTACAGGCAAGAACATAAAATATGTTACTGATATTATTCATCGTGCTAAATTCCTTAAAGCAATATTGAATAATTCTATTATTTTTTATCCCTACTTCGTAAAGGATGGAGAAACTCCAGAAATCATTGCATCTAAATTATATGGTTCTACACAATACTATTGGATTATAATGTACGCCAATAATATCTTTAGTCTTTGGGATGATTGGCCACTTTCTTATGATGCCATGCAAGCATACCTAACTCAGAGATATGGATCAGTTCCTACAGCCGAAACAACTGTAGATCATTATCAGGATCAATATGGTGCCACGATTGATTACACCACTTACTTGGCTACATTTTCTCAAGGTAGTATTATTGTATATGCCGATCAAGCTGCAATTACAGCCAATGAATTAAAGAAACAAATACTTCTAGTAGATCCTGTATTTGTTTCTCAAATTGATAATGAACTCAATACACTTTTAGTACCTACTTCTTGACATCCTCCTCGACCTAAAGGACGAGGTTTTTTGACGCAAAAGATAAATACTAACATGGACCCACACGCAACTAATTTTGATATATCCGAAATTGTAATTGAATCCATAACAGGTGAAGAAATTGATATCACATACTTAATGGATGAAATTAATGTTTATGAATGTTTACATAATACATGTGTTTCCGCTGATATCACTGTAGATGATTCAAATAACATTATCAATAAAATTCCTATAACGGGACATGAATGGATTAGATTTTCTTTCAGAACTCCAGGACAAACTTATATTCAATTGCATTTAAGAATATACAAAATAGATGCTAGAGAATTGGAAAAAGAACGTAGACAACTTTTTATCATCCATTGTATTGACGATACCCAAATGACCAATGCTTACACCCGCGTAAGCAAAGCATATAAAGGAAAATTGATTTCTGATATTGCTAATGACATTCAAACCAATTTTCTGGAATCATCTTTCAATGTAATTGAAACCACAAAAAATCTTCATCACATTATTCCTGGATATTGGACACCTTTTAGGACCTTAAATTTCTTAGCGTCCCGTGCTAACAGTACTCAATATCAAGGTGCGAATTATCTTTATTTCCAAACATTGAGTGGCTTTAGTTTTGTGTCCTTAGAGAAATTATGTGATGCTCCTTCGGCACAAACTTATCTTTTTCAACCTGCAAATATTCGTAAAAATATTCCAGAAGGATATAAACCAAGAACATTAAAAACAGATACCATTGCTATTCAGGCATATAAATTTGTTAATAACTTTGATACGTTGGATAATATCAATAATGGAATGTACACTAATGATTTACTTTGGCATGATATCCAATTAAAACAATTTGGTGATATCACTTTTGATTATCCTAGTTCATACACAAATTATAAACACATTGAACCAAATATTGTAACTGGTGGATTATCATACTTATGGACTCCTCAATCTGATTTCAATAATGATGTATTTGGTAAACACAAATTTTATCCAATCGGATTACAATCTGTGAATCAACAAAACTGGGTTACTCAATGGATGCAACAGAGAATTTCCCAAATGCAACAGATGGAAAACGTGCATATGTTTACTACTGTTCCTGGTGATAGCAATAGACGTGCTGGTGATATAGTAAATATAACTTTACCATCTCCAGAACCCCCAATTGAAGATCAAATGCCTGTGGATGCATACTTTTCTGATAATTATTTGGTGTCCTCTATACGTCATATCATTAACAAAAGACAGTATATTAGCGTCCTTGACTTGGTTAAAGATTCAATTTTCCACGCATATTAAAAGAATTTACAAAATAATACTTGACAAATCACCTTTTGTTCGCTATAATAAGCTATGTAGCGATTAAAGTACTAAGGCCAAATTATGAAGAAGAAGAAATTGAAGAAATTATTTGATAAAGTAAAGATATTATCTAATGGTAATATTCCGAGTCCAAATGTAGATTATTGGTCCGGAGTATATCATACATTGGAATTGGTAACCAAGAAATATAATGAAGATTGTTATTTGGTCAGAACTATTAAAGATTATCATGAGGAATATATAAAGTGAATATAGGATCTGGAAACTCTTATCCAGCTAAATGTCTTGACAGAACGAGAATTTTGTACTATACTAACATCATTGAGAGATAATTTATGAAAATATTTGTGATTGAAGGTAAATGTGGTGAATATGATGACTATAGAGAATGTATAGTCAAAGCTTTCCGTAATGAAAAATCTGGTCAAAAATATGTTGACAAATTGAATAAATGGGTTTCCAAGTGACCGAAGGTGATGGTTTAGGTTTAAAAGATATAAAGCCTTAAGGAAATTTAAATATGTCTTTTATTTTTTCTGATATTAAAAAGTTTTGGTTAATTCTGTGTGGTAGATGTACCAAATGTGGTGCCAAGAAACAAAGATTCAAGGCATGTTTACTTTGTTTATTTGAATGTTGTAATAGAGGAAATTAATTTTATGATTATTATCGCGTTCAGCGAAAATGACCACAGTCGCATCACATTATGCGATGGAGACTGCGTGTTGATTGAAGGTACGCCACAACAACTGCTAAAACTCTCAAGATGGGAGTTTTTGAGCGGAGTGTGCCGAGCCGCAATCGAAAATCAAGACATATCGAAGGTTTATGTTCCTTGCTATGATAGAGAAACTACATGACAAAGCAATTCAAGTCGATAGTGGCACTCTCTGAGACGGTGAAGCATATCGGGCTGAACACGGTGACCCAGGGGGATTGTCTGGACCTGTTGCCGGGCGTGGCGTCCGGGTCCGTGGACATGGTGCTGTGTGATTTGCCGTATGGGACCACGCAATGCAAGTGGGATTCAGTCATTCCGTTTGAACCGCTTTGGGAGCAGTACAGGCGCATCGCAAAGAACAACGCGCCCATTGTGCTAACTTGCAGTCAGCCATTTACCTGTGCGTTAGGTGCATCAAATCTTACGATGCTAAGATACGCTTGGGTGTGGGAAAAGACGCGGCCC